AACCAACCACCATGTCCGTCACTTTTCAGATTTAGTTTTTTCGCCTGCATTGATGCCTGAGAGGCCTCACCCAGGAACTGAAAGAAACTTTTCATTGATATTAGTCTTTCCTTATACTATATTTAGTATGTTACTTTTTCTTATAATCACACATTATGTGTGATGGGTATAATCCAGACTGCTTATTCCTCAAATTAAACATAAACTTGTAAACAGAACTTTCCATGTGAATGTCAAGTCGTTTTCCTTTTCCTTGACTTCCACCGTACATCAACTTAACTGCTCCAGTTATTTGAGATGCTTTTTTCATATATGCCTGATCCATCTCATACATCTTCACTCCTCCAGTTGTTCCACCATGGACCATCCAATAACCATATCCAATAGCATATTGAAGTAAGTCTTGAATGGCTGCCTTATCACACTTACTTGTTACATCGACTGTTGGCATCTTTGTTTTATGGGGATAATCATTAAACACTTTGGCATATGTGATTGGATCAATTCCAAACATTCTGAAAATTTCTTTCCCGATCGGATTTGTGTATCCCTCAAAGTACTTTTTATAATCATCAGCAGTAAATATTCTTCCTACACCAGAGTTAATAAATGTCAGAGTGTTTCCATACTTAAGAGAAAGATATACCTCTTCTTTCTTTGGTCCCCAGAAAGTCGTTATATCAGTAACTGTGCTACCAATATTTTTTGATTTAGATCCACCAGCAGTTACATACAATCCACCAGAGCCACCTGCCAAAGGTCTTGGTTGATTCTTTCCTCCAACTGCTTCTACATGCGAATATCCAACCTTGACTTCGTTACCGATCTGTTCTATGAGTTTCTTTGCTTCATTCTCATATGGGGTTGATTTTTTGTCGCAGGCGAGTTCGCACTTCAAACTATCATAAAAATCATTTTCAAATTTGATTCCAAGATTTATTTTCTTTCCACCAGTCTGTCCGCCAAACTCTTCTGTCTTCACCATTTCAGTGATGGGAACAGTTTTAACCTGTTTAGTATTTACAAAACGCCCAACAAATAAAATCTTATCTCTATTATTCTTTCTCTCTAAAATAGATCTAACTCTCGCAAGAAGTTCTTCATATCTATCCTTCTCATCATTTTCAAATGGATGCTCTTCATCATCTATAACAAGCACCATGGCGTGTGGTCTAAATTGACCATCCTTATGCAAAAAAGTATCTACAAGACCACCCATGTGAAGAAACTTTTTCACTACACTTTCTTCATTTCCTCTTTTACCGAGGTCTGCCTTTGACAATTCGGCCATTTTTATTTTTATTTATGGAGTTATGGGGACTCGAACCCCAAACCCCCTGCTTGCAAAGCAGGCGCTATACCAACTGAGATATAACCCCCTAATAAAGACATTATAAAACCCCCGACCTAAAAGTCAAAGGGGTCAAGTCTTTTAGATTTGTCAGTCTTCGATTTCCTTCTTTTTATTAAACCCAAATGGACCTGCTCCTTTTTCTTCTAATGCTAACTTCAGTGCAACACCACCAACTGCTTCCATACATTTAAGAATGTCTTCTGTCTTAGCACCTTCCCCAAGTTCTTTAGCAATGTACCAATACTTAGGCCAAAAAGTTTCGCCTGCTCTTTGATAATCTTCAAGTGTCAGAATTTTCATTTTTAAGTTCCTCTTCAATTTGATTGTCAATATTGACAATTATATCACGGATGTCAACAATTCTCTGAGGGCAGCAAGTAAGATCGAGAGTATATCCATCCTGCTCACGAAACAGAGCACACCTTACTGCAGCTGCAGATCTTACATCAAGTTCAATCTTGATCATCTTGAACCTCTGGTGCGGTTTCAAGTCCAGCAAGTTCTACACCAACTTCGTTAAGGTATTCAATTGCCCCTTGGACTTTGAAGAATGTTTGGCGCTTTGCTTCGATCTGTGCTTGAAGTTGCTCAACTTCTTTTGCCAGATTTTTTTGCTGATTCAGCAGATTTTTCAAATGTTCTTGTTGTTCAGTCACAGGTCTCCCTCTTTTCTATTTTCAGATTTGTGTACATCAAAACTACCACCAGGGTAGCGGGCTTGCAGTTTGTCAACGTTCATCTCAATCACTTCATCAAATGTAGTGTCGAGTGCCATACATGCCTGAGCAAGATACCAACAGATATCACCCAGTTCACGTTTCATATGGAAGACATTCTCCTCAGTGTAAGGTTTACCCTGAAGAAAGATTTTCTTCACTACCTCAGTAAACTCACCTGCTTCAGCAGTCAGTCCCAAAGCAGCAGTCAAAAGTTGAGTAACGTTAGCGCCATTGGCTTCCAGTTCAGACAAACGTGCCGACAGGACTGGATAATCCAGACTTGGCGGACTGGTTACACCATGGACAAACTCAAGATATTTATTAGTGTCAACAGTCATAATTTCAGAATTTGAATCCTTCAAAAGATTTTTTTGGTTTCCGTTCTTCAAAATCATACTCTTCTTCTTTACCTTTGTCAAGAACATCATCCTGGGCGGATTGCTCACAATCATACAACCTCATTTTTGCCCTGTCAATGCCAATAACAAAACGCTTGGAAAGGTTCGCATCATTATAACGATTCTTTAATTGCTTCACAAGTATCTGTCCCAAGGATTCGAGTTCTTCAGTCGAAATAAGGGCAAACATAAGATCAGCAGTAGCAGGGAGACCAAAGGACTCACTAGTGTCAGTAAGCTCAACGTCACTGCTACCATAACCAGAACGAGTGGTCTGCGTGGCAGAAACGATAGGGACGTTTGCTTCACAAGCCAATCCTCTAAGTTCTTCAGCAATTGCTTTAATATATGAATATGAATTGACATTGCTGTTTCCGCGATACCTGCTGGAAGCACATATATTAAGGTAATCAATGAAAATAATATCAGGTCTAAATGATTTCTTAAGTGCAAGTTCATTAAGAAGTGCTGTAAAGTGACCACTGTGAGCACTCGCAGTTGGATACTCTTTAATTATAAGAGTGCCTTGAGTCTTCTCAGCAAGTTTTGTCACCTTACTATCAAACATCTGTTTGGGTAGATCTGTTATCTCTTGGATATTAACATTGAGAAGATTGGCATCAATCCTTTCTGCAATCTTCTCTTCAGCCATCTCCAAAGTAATGTACAATACGTTCTTACCAGCAAGAAGGCAAGAAGAAGCCATATGACACATAAACAAAGACTTGCCGACACCAGTCCCAGCAAGAGCAATATTAAGTGTTTTATTCGGTAAACCACCTTTCGTAATTTTATTAAAGTACTCTAAGTCAAAAGGTATCTTATCTTCCTTCCTGTGATAAGATTCATACCTCTCCTCATAATCAAGTAAGTAATCGTGTCCAACATGAGTATCAAAAGAAACTGCTAATGCATCTGATAAGATACCTGGAATTGCATCACGATTCTTCTCTTTATCATTTCCATCTGCAAGTGCGATAGATTCCATTAATGCCAAATAGATGGCACGATCTCGACACCACTTTTCAGTAGTATCAAGCAACCAACTATAGTCTGTAGGAACATCGTCAAGATAACTAATCAGTTTAGTAATCTCTTGAAATGAAGTGTCATTAATATCTTGACGTTTCTCTACTTCAATACAAAGAACTTCTTTTGTTGCAGGTTGATTGTATTCATTTACAAAATTAAGAACTTCTTCAAATACAATCTTTTGCTGAACATCCTCAAAGTATTCTGATTTAATAAACGGAACTGCTTTGCGAAGATACTCTTCATTGTGTAGAAGATTTCTTAGAATTAAAATCTCAATCTTATCCATAATTCCAGAGACAATAATTTGACATAATATACTTTTCCCCTTTTAAGACAGGAGTGCCTTCGTGTGGAAACAACCAGTACGGAGGAAATACCACCACAGATCCTTTTTTAGGAGTAATTTCACATTTTGGATAGAAGATAGTTTTCCCACCCTCAAAGTCATCATTGAGATAGAATAGCATCGCAACAAATCTTTGACAAGTTTCAAGTGATGCTACATCAGCATGTCTCTTGTATATATCATTAGTCCCACCAACATACTTTTTGATATTAGAACCCTCAAATATAAAGTCACTTGTATTGAAGTTAAGTCCATATTCACCTAACCATTCCTGATACTTACTAGCAACTGCCGTGTAAGTACGTTGAAGTTTTTTTTCTGCTTTTAGGTGATGATTGCAAATAAAAAGATTAGTCCAGTTAGGATATCCATCCCTTTCTAATCTATCCTTATGTTCACTTTCTTCAAAGAGTTTGATTAGTTCATCGCAAGTTTCATCTGGTAATACATTGTCAATTTTTAAAACAAAGTTAAGCAGATTCATGAACCGTAACTAAACTCCTCCCTCGCAATCTCATCCAGTTTCTCCATCACCTCTGGTGTGAAGTATGTTTCTGGATCTTTATAGATTGCCTTGGCATAGACTTTCTTACCATCTATCTCATAACGACCTGCAACATTTTTCCAGAGACCTCCCAGTTCACCCAACTCAAGAAGACCATAATATCGATCAAGACCACGCTCATCGTAATACAGACGCACCGTAACATCTTTGTTCTCCTTACTTAGACGCGACTTTGCTGTCTTAGCTTTAATAAGATTTCCAATGACTTCTGTTCCATCCTTTTCTTTCTTTTTGCTGAGATAAATGATCGTAGACGCTGCATATTTGAGGCCGCTGCCTCCGCCCATTTCTTTGGTGGGAACGTAGGATCCGATGACATCGTAGGTGTGGT